GCTTTTAGGTTTTTTTGCTTCACGTTCTTCTTTTGTTTGGCTATCTATTAAAGATACATTTTGCCCAAATTGGTTAGAATCGTCATTTACTGATATTGTAAAGTTATAAAAAACCCTCCCGTCTTTACCTTGAACAAACTTTTCTTTTTGTAATGAATCTACTCTAATACTAACGTTTAATAATGCACTCATAATATTTGTTTTTATTTATTTGCCTACCTTTTTTTACTGTTGTCAGCTATTCAGCTTGTAAATATAATATTTTTATTTTAATAATTCTTCTTTTACTTCTTTAGTCATTTTATACTTAGATTCTATTGTTGCAATATTACCACCATTTTTTAAATAATCAATAGCTTTATTAAATTCTGGTGTATTTTTATTTAACCATTTTAAATCATCTTTTACTGGTGCTTTTTTACTTGCTAAATTTGCATCGTCATCTTCTGCTTGTAATGCTAATAAAGATTGTAATGTATAGCGTCTAAAATAAGTAATTGCACTACCTAATTTTTGAGGGTCTGTTATTCCAGTTAACTCAATTCCTGATTCAATAGAAAATCCATTTGTATCATAAATAATACTCTTAACCAAGCCTTCTTGTATTGGTTGTAATAGCAATAAACCATTCTTTTGTATAATAGGTTCAACGTGCATTAATAAAGAGTTTATATCAAAGTATTTGCTTTTAAAAAAAGGATTACTACTGTCTTTTGATATTCTTCCCACTTCAGCTTTTACTGCCGAAAGTTTTTCATAAAAATTTAATTCTGTCATTTGTTTAATTTTAAGTTATTATTTACATTCTCCTACTCTAACACTTTGATTACTTAATCCACTTTCTCTTTGTACCCCAGTACAGTCATTAATAGTTGTATATCTGTATATCGTACTACCAGCGTTTGTTCCAGAACCTATAACGTTAAATGATGAAACTTCTACTACTCTATTACAGTTGCAATCTTTGATAATCTTGTTTTCTAAATTTTCTTCAGGCGTACAACTAAATAAAGTTAATCCTAATATTACTAATGCTAATTTTTTCATCTTACTTGTTTTTTATTTTTAATGATTTTCTGCTAAATATACCAACAAAAGAGCTAAATTCCATCCGATAGCTAAACCGCTTAATGCTTTATATTTATTGTTTTTTTGTAAAGCAAAAGGAACATTAATCCCCGCCAATACCAAATATAATAATATCGTTATCATAACCTTACTTGTTTTTTAAGATTTCTATTTGTCTTTCTAATTCCTCAATTTCTTTGGAATAGTCGGGTTTTAGTCGGTATTCATAAACCGTACAAATATACCATTTTCCATTTTTGTTTCTACACTGCAACTCGCTACCTTTAAAAATTTTTTCCGTTTCAATTCCACACGCTTCAAGGAATATTTGCTCGTTCCAAGTTTCGTGTAATTCACGATTATAACTAAAACGGTCGCCTGTTAGGCAGTTTGAAATTAAAATTTCACAACCACCTAAGTTATTAACTAAGTATTTACATTTATTAAACCCAGTGATACAGTTTGCATCTAATCCTACTAACTTATCCTTAATACTATCCCATTGCTCTTGGTTGCATTTCATTGCTATTGCTCTTTTCATTTTAAAGGTGTTTTAAAGTGTAAATTTGTTGTTTTAATAAAGTTCTATAAGCTGCTGGACATTCTTCATCTAAAGCCTCAAAACAGTACCCTGATAATATGTTGTTGTTAGTTTCTAATTCACATACTCTCGCTTGTAATCTTTCAATCTGTAATCTTTGGAAATCTAATAAATCTTTCATTTTTTATAATTTAAAATTAATAATGTAATCGTTAACATTGCGCACATAAATAAGAATGCTTTTACGAAGTCGTTTAAATCTTGTTTCATTATACTAATTTTATAAGGTTAAAATCTAATTCAAAAGAAATACAAAAACTTTTAAGATTTTCTATTGATATTACACATCCTTGAAAAGTGTAATAAAAAGCTAAAAAAGTCTGGTGGGATGCTACTTCTTTAATAAGTGGTAAAAGTGTTGAATAAGTCATAATTTCTATTTGTTTTTATTTGTTGGGTCAAATGTACAACCTATTTTGAGATAAAATACAATTAAATTAAATTTTAACATTTCTTTAACTTTTAGGCAAAAAAAAGGATACCGATTAAAGTACCCTTTTACAAACAACAAAAAATGAAAAACCTATCACAAACTTTCTATATCTTTTAATTTATTAGTATAATATTCAATCATATCAATCAAATCTATATCAGCAAATTTAACTATTTTTTTCGATTGAATAAACATTTCTTCTGAAATCTTATCACCAAGATATTGACTAAATGCGTACTGCATCCCCTGATTTGTAATATTGCAACCGTAACATTGAACCCCTACATTATTTTCTACCCATCTTGTTGAGTAATGCCTTCTACTCATAAAATGCCCATTTTGCATCTTCTTAGGCTCGTTTTGTTTACCACAAGTAACACAAGTAGCTAAACCATTAATTAAGTCTTTACGCCTGATGTATTGAGAAAATACTGTATCGAGTTTTAATACCAATGATTTGCGAGTAAGTTTCTTTTCCATATTCAAATTTAATTATATTTTATTAACATTAGTGTAGATAACTTTTATTTTAAAAAGCTTCTTTTATAGTTTAATTTTGCTTAAATTAATAAAAACAAAAACTATGGCTTATTCAATCAAAGAATTAAATTATTTAAAAGAAATCGAAAACCACAAAATCGTATATGATGGATATGATTTTATTTGGCATTCTAATAAAGGCAACGGATTCGAGTTACATTCGATAAAATGCTTTACTGATTATAAAGAAACATTATCATATATTTATTACTGGGTTGGTAAGTATAAAAAAGAGTATAATAAGAAAGATAATTATATGGACAATATGCTTAATGATTTATTAAAAGATATTCAAATTAAAAATATTTGTAAAAATAAAGACTTAAAATCAAAAGATAAAATTAAATATATCTTAAATATTAATCCAAAAATTAAAAACTTAGAATTATCTAAATTATTAGATTTAAGTAAAGCAGCAATTAGCATACAAATTAAAAACCTTAACAACTTATAAATATTTAGTTAAGTTTTTTTCTGATTAAAGTGTTTAGAATTAAGTGTTTATGTATTTTTAAAACAAGTACTATAACAGCCTTAAATTTTAAACGCTTTTTTCTTTAAATAAGCATAAATAAAATACCCAAAAGGAATAATTAAAAGCCAAAGTAAAACCCAGTAATTAAACTTTTTATCCACATCTTTATTAAAATCTTTTTTAACCAAAGAAACATTACTCTTTTGTTGTTTATATTCGATTTTAGATACTATTTTATTATTTATATGTAAACTATTATCTTTTACTTTTTTATAGCTTAAAATAGCGTTTTTATAGCTTATTCCATTAACTACAATATCTTTCAAAGTATCAATTGGTTTAATAGTAAATTCTTCAATTAAAATATCATTTTGAATTTCATTTTTAGATATTTCTTTCGTCACTAATTTAGTATCTATTTGTGAAATACTATCTTTTTTAATGTAACTTTTATCAATAGAAACTTTTCTCGATGCACAAGATAAAAATAAGAATGGTATTATTATTAAAATATATTTCATTTTTTAAAGTATAAACTTGATTCTGTTATTCGTCTATTAGTTAATCCTTTTGAAGCAACACCTGAAATTTTATTCCATTTTAAAAACTCTTTTGCTATATTTCCATCATTAGGATTTAAGTTTACTAATCTTAAAAGTGTACTATTTTTAAAACCTACTTGACCGATATTATAACATAAACAAAATAAAGCATTAAACTGATTTTGATTAATTTTAACTTTTAAATTATCATTAATTGTTTTCTCAAATTTAGTTGCTATTAAATAAAATAAATGATACGCCTCTTCTAAGGTAATATTATCGCCTTCTCTTACTTTGTCGCCATCTTCATAAAAAGTGTTGCCTAAACCGATAGTAAATATACCAGCTTGGCACTTATAAGCCTTTAATTTCAATCCTTCTAAACTTGCTAAGAGTTTAATTCCGTTTGCATCAATTTTCATCTTTTCCTTTTTTTTCTAATAAATACCATCTTCGAGCTGTGTAACCCGTAGCTATAATAAAAGCTATTATTTTCATTGCAGAATCTACATCTGAAAATGTAAACATAAAATAACCGCCTGTTATTAATGCTTGTTTAAAATCTAAAATTGCGTCTTTCATTTCCTTAATTGTGTAACTATATCAGTAAACCCTTGTATTCCTATATATGCGGTTGCTATTATTATCCAGTCTGAACTTGGTATGTTTCCAAAAAATAAACCTCCACAAGCTATTAAAAACACAAGTAATTTTCTGCTTACTAACTTATTTAATAAAAAATCTAATTGTTGTTTACTCATTTTAATTAAAATTAGGAATAGCTGTTTCCGAAATTGGATTTAATTTTTCGTCAATAGAATTTTCTAAAGATTGTTTAATAATATATAAT